ATCTGATGAAAAGTTAATTTCATTTTTAGCAAGACATAATCATTGGTCTCCATTTGCACATTGCAGTTTGCAATTTAGAATTAAAGCACCTATATTTGTTGCTAGACAGTTAGTAAAGCATCAAGTAGGTTTAAGTTGGAATGAAATTAGCAGACGTTATGTTGATTATGAACCAGAATATTATATGCCTAAAAACTGGAGGCTACGAGCAGAAGATAAAAAACAAGGCAGTAGCAATGAAACAATTGAATATGATATCGCAAATACAATAAAAAATGCTAATACAACATACAATGATATGCTGGCCAAAGGTATTGCTCCAGAATTAGCAAGAATGGTATTACCACAAAATATGATGACAGAATGGTATTGGAGTGGAACATTGTACGCATTTGCAAGAGTATGTGAATTAAGATGTGCTGAAGATACTCAAGAAGAAACAAGAACAATAGCAAATTCAATAGACAAGTTTTGTAATGAGGAATTTCCGTATAGTTGGAAATACTTAAGACTTGTAAAACAACAGGAAGGTGTGTAATATATAACTATGAAAGAAATAAAAAAAGATTATACTGCTGATTTGCCAGAAGATGTAAAAGCAAAAGAAGAAGAAAAGAAAAAAATGTGGAAACGATTTTTTGCAAAAGGCGGCATAATTGAAAAAGTACCATATAGTGTAACAAAAGAACAATTGAAAAAAGGACAGTGGTAATGGCTGTAACTGACTATAAAGATTACAATGAAGATTTGCAAAAACTTTTTATTGAGTTCTGTGCGACAGATCCAGAGTTATTTGTAAGAGTAAAAAATATAGTCAAGCCAAAATATTTTTCAAACAAATTATCTAATGTAATTAAATTTATGTTGGATCATTCTGAAGAATATAATTCACTTCCAACTATTGAACAAGTCAAAGCAACCTGTGGTGTTGAACTTAAAAAAGTTGATATGAATGATCAACATAAAAACTGGTTCTTTGATGAGTTTGAAACTTTTTGTAGACACAAAGCATTAGAACACGCAATTATTACATCAGCTGATTTGTTAGAAAAAGGTGATTATGGTTCTGTAGAAGAAAAAATTAAACACGCAGTAAGAATTGGACTTACAAAAGATTTAGGTACAGACTACTTTGTTGATCCAAAAGCAAGATTGTTAGCACTTAAAGATAACAATGGTACAGTAAGTACAGGTTGGTCAGCATTAGATCAAAAACTTTATGGTGGATTTAACAAAGGTGAATTGAATATATTTGCAGGACAATCTGGTGCAGGTAAAAGTTTATTTTTACAAAACATTGCATTGAATTGGACAAATGTTGGTATGAATGTAATTTACTTTACTTTTGAATTGAGTGAAGAATTAAGTTCTATGAGAGTTGATAGTATGTCAACTGGTGTTGCATCAAATGAAATATTTAAGAAAATCGATGACATTGATTTAATGGTTAGAATGCAAGGACAAAAGTCTGGTAAGTTTCAATTAAAATATATGAGTAGTGGATGTACAGTAAATGACTTGCGTAGTTATTTGAAAGAGTATGAAGTGCAAACAGGTGTTAAACCAGACTGTATTTGTGTTGACTATTTGGACTTGTTGATGCCAATATCAAAAAGAGTTTCTCCAAGTGATTTGTTTATAAAAGACAAATATGTATCAGAAGAATTGCGTAATTTAGCAGTAGAACATCAAATAGTATTAGCAACAGCATCACAGTTGAACAGAGCAAGTGTAGAATCTAAAGAATTTGATCATTCGCATATTGCTGGTGGTTTAAGTAAAGTGCAAACAGCAGATAACGTAGTAGGTATTCAAACTAGTAGAGGTATGCGTGAACGTGGCAGATATATGATACAATTAATGAAGACAAGGTCAAGTGGTGGTGTAGGTACAAAAATCAACTTGGCATTCAACATTGACACATTAAGAATTACAGATTTAACTGAAGAACAAATGGCTGAAGATGACAATATGACAACGTCAAATATGGCTGATGCTATTAAGAAAAGAACCAGCACAATTAAGCCAAAACCAGCTGAAAATCAAGGTGCACAGGTGGTTCAGCAAGTAGAACAAGTAGCAAATTTACGTAGTATGCTAAAAACTAGAAGAACAGCATTGGATGATACTGATGAATTATAATACACACTTATATAGGTTTCCTTTAATAATAAATAATAGTATAAGATTTAGGAGACGCAGTTGTGAATAAAAGAAATACCAGATCAATACTTGAAGAAATTAGCCAAGTTGTACCTCAAACACACAAAGAGTCTCTGATTGAATCAAGAGCTGGTCACGTTATTTCTTCAGCAATAAATCTTATAGATATGCTACATGAATCATATGATCAAGAAACTGCTGGCGAGTTAACTAGACGTTTAGTTAATAGTATTAAGAGTGGTGACCCTGCCAAATTTGAACGCGGTATTAGAAGGGTTTTACAGAATAAAAATGAAAATTAATGATATTCAACTCGATGAAAATATTAATACGCACTTAACACATTTAGAAGATTTAAGTCTTTTTAGTGGTAAAAAAGGTGCAGTACAAGCCATTGGATTTTTAAAAGGTTTAGCAAAAATTGTAAAAGGACATTCGTCCAAAAAACTTAATATTACAACAAAGTGGGATGGCTCACCTGCAATTATTTGTGGTACAGATCCTAAAGATGGAAAGTTTTTTGTTGGTACAAAAGGCGTTTTTAATAAAGACGCAAAATTAAATAAATCTATGAAAGACATATCTGTAAATCATGCAGATACAGTGAGAAAAGGTGAAACTGTAGATAAAAGTGGTTTACGTGGTAAGTTAAGATTAGCATTTAAGCATTTAGAAAAATTAAACATTAAAGGAGTATTACAAGGTGATTTAATGTTTACAGATGGAGATTTACAACAAAAAGCATACGAAGGTGAAACATATACAACGTTTCAACCAAATGAAATTATATATGCAGTACCTACTAATTCAGAAATAGGACAAAAAATTAATAGAGCAAAAGTTGGTATTGTTTTCCATACGTCATATGAAGGTGATAGTTTAGAAAATATGACAGCATCATTTAGAGTTGATTTATCAGATTTAACACCTACAGCAGATGTTTGGTTTGATGATGCGTATATAAAAGATTATTCAGGTATGGCAACAATGACAGCACAAGAATCGGCGGCAGTTGATTCAGCTATTGCTGGTATAGAAAAAGATTTAAGTAATGTAGGAAACGCATTTGAATTTTTAGATGGAACAGAAGCTGGTAATGATTTAAAAATAAACATAGCGGCTAATATGAATATTAATGTAAAACAGAATTCTATACAGCAAAATCCAGAATTATTTTTCAATCAATTTGTTGAAGATTACAAAAAACGGGCAGAAGATAAAATAGCAAAACTAAAAACAGGACGTGATAGTATTGCTGGACAACGCCGTTTAAATGCCCTACAAATTGGCTTAAATTACTTAAATACTAATAAGAATAATATGTTAGCTTTTTACTCTATTTGGCTAAAGTTAGGTGGTGTAAAAGACATATTATATAGAAAATTATCAAATATTAAAGCAATTGATAGTTTTGAACAAAATGGAGATGAATTAAAAGTAAGAGATCCTGAAGGTTTTGTTGCAGTTGATCATATAGGTAATGCAGTAAAAGTTGTGGATAGATTAGATTTTAGTAGGAAAAATTTTATGAAAAAAGAAGGTATAGAACTAGACTTTGTTGACAGTTTGCTTACAGAAGCAAGGATGTTTAAATCAAGACAAGGAGTATCAAAATATTCAGCACGTGAACTTGCTGATTTAATTTTTGCTCATTGTGTTGCTTTACAAGTAATGAACAGAGAGTCAAAATACACAGCCGTGGCAAAAACGTATGCAGGCAGAACTTTAAGTTATAGAAACTTTGATTACTTTAGATCAAATGGTACAGATTTGTATGTAATGATACACGCATTATTTGGTAAAGGATCAATTATACAATTTGCTGATGAAAGAAACAGTAAAGTTTTAGTAGATAGATTAAAAAGTGATATAATGCCATTTAGAGATTTTTTAGGTCACGTTAGTTCATCAAATGCAAACACTAACACTGAACAACGTATGTTAATGAGATTACAAGGTGCGTTGTATGTTTCAAATAGTAAATTAAGATCAATGAAACGTTTAGCAGGTGATTGGGAAAATTTAAAAACAAGAGAAAAAAGAACATTGGTTTCTAGTTTGCTAACATACTTTAGAACAAATTGTCCAAAATCATCGCTAACATCATATATTCAAAAATTAGCACGTGAAAGAGATTTTGTTGATGGTGACAAAGTTAAGACATCAAAAGCAATGGCAGTTGGTGCGGCATTGGCAGGTGCGTATTTAGGTTATAAACTTGGAAGAGGCGGAACACCAAGTTATGCAGATAAAAAATTTAATTTTTCAGACAGGGGAAAAAAATAATGACAGTAAGAATTAACGGTGCGGCTAGAGGCGGAGAATTTATTAGTAATAACTTACAGTTCTATACTTTATATAGTGGTATAGATATAACAATGACTGGTAGTTTTGCTGATGCTACACAAAAAGACCTTGATGCTATGGTACAGTTAATTGCAGGTTTTTCTCAGGTGATTATTTCAAATGATCCTGTTGGTGTAGGAGATTTACAAGCCAACGGTGCTCCATCATTAACTGGTGCAGGTTGGATATTTAAATTTGCAGTAGAGCATCCAGATGTGTTTACGAGAAATGGAAATTCTACACAAGCATTAGTTGATCAATTTGATGGTATAGTTTTAAACGGTGGCACAGTTGCTACAACAGGTGGATCAAAGAATTTAGAATTCGTACAATCGGAGACTTTGTAAGATGGAAAAGAATCAACCAAAAGTAATTAGTGATGCACAAACACATTTAGAATCTAGCAATTTAGAAACTCATGTTGTTGTATCACATGAAAGACATACTGAAATTCAAAAACGTTTTGATAAAGTTGATTTACGTATGGATAGAATGGAAGAAAATACAGATAGACAATTTACCAAAATTGAAAGAATTATTATTTGGTCAATGGGTACATTGTTTATTACATTGTTAACAACATTGTTTACAATTGTGTATAGGGCAGGATAATATGCAGATAGTAGAAGTATACAGTCAAGATATAGATGAAGCACGTTTGATATTTGGGCGTAAAGGTACAAAAGTAGTTAAAAAATACAGATGTACTTTTGGCAGAAAAAAAGGACGTATTGTTTCTAATCCTAGTGTATGCGGAGCACCTTTAGATATTAAAAAAAGATTTACTCTTAAGAAAACAAGAGCACGAATGGGTCAAAGAATTGTAAGAAAAGCATTAAGAACAAAAAGGTTCAATCCAGCGTCTAGACGTGTTGCAAAAATGAACAGAGCACTCAGACGTTAAATACAACGTAATGACTATATACGATACATACGACAGACTAGAAATAGAAATCACATCAAATTGTAATGCCAGATGTTCTGGATGTTCAAGAACATTAAATGGTGAAACAAATCCAGAATTAACAGTAGCAGACTTATCAGTAGAAGATTTTATTGCAAGAGTTCCAGCAGAAGCCTTACATAAAAAAAGTATTGAATTTTGTGGTGTATTTGGTGATGCTATAATGCATAAAAATTTAATTCCTATAATACAATATATTAATTCAACAAAACCAATAAGAGTATCAATCGATACAAATGGCGGAGTACAAAAACCAGAGTTTTGGAAAAAGTTAGCACAGCTTGGAGTTAAGGTTACTTTTAGTGTAGATGGTCATAGAGAAACAAATCATCTATATAGAGTTAATACAAATTTTGATATAATTTTAAGAAACATGAAAGCATACGCAGATGGTGGCGGATGGGGAAACTGGGAATACATTGCATTTGATCACAATGAGCATGAAATTGAAGCCGCAAGACTAGAAGCTGAACGTTTAAATTTTGATTTTAATGTTAGAAGAAATAGTAGAAACACACATGAAGGTTATAAATCAGTTGCCAAAGTTAAAGAAGATGGAAAAATAGTTAAAAAAGAAATTGAAATAAAACAAACGTCTAAAGAATATCAACATAGTCAAGTTAAAGAAACAGAATTTGAACTTAATGATGAAGCGGTACAAAAATTAGTAGATATAAAATGTTTATATTATCATGACAGAAAATTATATTTAGGATTTGATGGAAGACTTTGGCCGTGTTGTTATTTTGGAGATCTTTATAATGGGCAAGGAAATCCTCAAATTATAGGAAAAGATGCTAACAAGTATGAGTTTTTATCATTTGAAAAAATTAGAAAATTAGATAAAAAATATGGAGTTGGCTGGAATAGTATTTTAAATCATTCTTGGGAAGAAATATTAAGGCATGAATATTATACCAATGTGTTACCTGGAACATTTAATTCAACTGGATCTAATTTTTCTACTGATAATGTGGTTCCAAAATGTGCTTTAAAATGTAGAAAAGGTGGAAGTATTAGAGAAGTAGAAAGAGAATTTTTTAATAAACCAAAAGAAAATACATACGAAAAGGACTACATATTTGATAAGAATTTGTATGATAAATAATTATATGAGCTTAAAAGACGATATTATAAATGGTATAACAAAATCCACAGACTTTACTGATCAAGTCAGTAAGTTAGTTCATATGCCTTCAAGTGTAGTTAAATCACTTACAGAGCCTTTGGGGCTTAAAGACTATATGAATTTAGCAAAGGCAGTTGACGAAGAAGATCCAGAAAGTGCTAAAAAAATATTATTAGATGTTGGGTATGCACAATTAGACGATGTTACTAAAAAAATACTTGGAGAATACAGTAGCAAAGGAGCAACCAAAACTGGTGCTAATCCGTCAGCTGGTAACAGAATGGGTGATACAGATACAGAACCTGAACAAAAACCAGAGCCAGCAGTTGATGATGAAACCAAAGATGCCATTAATAAAATAGCTGATAAATCTGCTGAAATTGTACAATTTGCAGATATTGTTGCAAAAAATAAAAAAAAGTAGTATAATATACTATAATGTTTAGACAAAGAAGAAAACAAAGATTTGAAGAATTAGAACGTGTTCGTGAAAGAACCGAAGGTATGACAGTGCGTGACTTAGAATCACATTTGCAGTTTTACAAAGTTCTTGACAAGTGGACAGGTGATGAAAAAATATCACCAGACTTTTTTAGTGCCTGGGAACGTGTTATACAAGAAGCTAAAGGAAAGCAACCACAACCTAAAAAACCAACTGTAGACGGGATCAAAAAACTAATAGGGCAATTAAATAAGTTAGATAAAACAGTACTAAAAGAAGTAGTAGAAGTTGGTTTAGACAGTAGAAATAATTTTAAAACAGCACTACAAACAACTAAAACTGCACAAGGCATTAAAATAGGTGGGTATTTAATTAAAATCAACTACACAGGCAAACGCCACAGTTACGATGTTGTTAGATTAAAAGACAATAAAGATATAGCATTAGACGTAAAAATATACGAAATGGCGTTTTGTTTAGTTAATTATTTAAATGATAATGTGATAAGCACAGACCCAAGAATGGTAGAATTACATGAAATATATTCAGATTATATTATATTTTCAGATAAGGCTACACAATACAAAAGACGTTATTATGAAGCTCAAAAAGAGAATAATAATGCAAGACAAATGAAAAATTTAAAGGATTTTGAAAAAAACCGTGATTTTGCCCTTGAATACAAGGCTAAAATTATTGAATTATTCAAAAAAAATACGGCTTAAAAATAAAGAAAAGTATAAATATAGTTAGTAAGGTAGAAACATTATGAACATATCAGAATTTAATAGACCAGCAAAAGACAAAGTAGCTAAAATTAGCGAGGCTTTAGAAACCATGTATGGTTTTAAAATATATGACACACAAGACATCAAAAAATTGTATGATGTTAAAAAATCATTAAAGACAAAAATTGCAGAATTAGAAGCAACTCTACCTTTTAATACATATAATTCAGATCCAAAATATGTACAGGCTTTGTTATTAAAAGAAGCTGTTGAAAATATGATTCAAACACAAGAAGCAAAAGCAAAACCAGATTTTTTAGATATGGATAAAGATGGTGATAAAAAAGAGCCAATGAAAAAAGCAGTTAAAGATAAAGAAGAAAAAAAGAACGAAGAATTATCTGACAAGCAAAAGAAATTACCACCAGCATTGCAAAAAGCAATTGCTAAAAAACAAGGTGATAAAGTAGAGGAAAAATTTGTGGAAATTAAAAAACTTTTAGAACAAGAAGTTGAAAAAGCAGAAATAGTAATTGCGGCAAAAAGTATTGTTGACGAATTACAAAACATGATTGAAGATTTAGGTAAATTACAAAATGATGAGCTTGGTGCAATTGTTGATCAAATGTCTTATCAGTTTGGTGGTGAATCAGCGGCGTCATTTAATACAGCAGTTGCTTCACAATTAGATACTTTACTATCATCAATCAAAGCTTCTAAAGAAGCAGTTAATAATGAAGTATTAAAATTAACAGGCGAAGCACCAGCAACATCAGACATGGCGGCAACAGATTCTGATTTAGGTGATATGGGTACTGACATTGAAGAACCTGTAGAACTTGAACCAACAGATGATTTAACTGGCGGTGATGATGCGGCAAGCGGTCCTGAAGAAGAGCCCCTAGGTAGAGCCAAAAAGGCTTAACCAATGAAAATCCAAGAAGTTATAGGTCAGGCAAAATATGTCAGTAAGTTAGACTCTGACATAAATGAAATCATTGTTACAATGATGGCTAATGATATTGATACTATAGATACTCAAGGATTCACAAGTGAACTAAAATCTTTAGGCCATGCATTAAGCACAGATGCATTAATAAAACATTTGTCATCAAATGGAAAAATTAAATCAGCTAATTCGTCAGAAATAAAATTAGACACTCCATCTAATGATGCAACATTTAACAAGCAAGACAACACAGCAGACAAAGTTTCTAAACTAGCATCTAAGGCGGCCAAATCTGGCATAAAATAAATTGACTTTAAATAAAAAAATTGTTATAATTATAGAATGAGTGAAGTAGTAACACCAACGAAATCTTTATTGATTGATAAATTTAAATACGAAGAATTCAAAAGAAAAAATTTGGATGGGCAACGATATTATGTAAATGCTAACGGAGATCCTGTTCCGTCAGTAACATCAATACTTTCTAAAACCAAAGATATGACGGCTCTTAATGCTTGGAAAAAACGAGTAGGAGCCGCAGAAGCACAACGTATTGTAACTGAGTCAGCAAACTTAGGTACAATCATGCACAAACATTTAGAGTGCTATATTGAAGGTGTAGAACGCCCATCCGGCACCAACCAAGTATATGTACAAGCAAAAAATTTAAGTGAAACTGTAATTGAAAATGGTCTTAAAAATGTAGATGAAGTTTGGGGCATTGAAACACATTTAGTATTTCCAGGACTTTATGGTGGTACAGCAGACTTAATATGTGTGCATGAAGGAGAACCTGCTATTGGAGATTTTAAAACAGCTCGTAAATTTAAGAAAAAAGAGTGGATTCATGATTATTTTATGCAGGCGGCGGCTTATGCACTAGCTCATAACGAAGTATATGGTACAAACATACAAAAAGGCGTTATTTTCATGGTTACACACGACAATCAGTACCAGCAATTTGTTGTAGAAGGCGAAGAATTTAAAACATTTACAAATGAGTGGCTTGATAAGGTTGAAACTTATTACAAAATGAATAAATAGTAGTATATTGGAGTATTAACGTGGCAACAACATACACTAGAATTAAAAATAGACGTGGTTTAAGAGCAGATTTACCTCAGCCTTTGGCTGATGGAGAAATTGGTTTAGCAACAGATACGAGAGAAGTTTACATAGGTGCTGGTACACAGGACTTATTAAATTCTGATGTACAGGTTACGCCATTTATAAATGCACAAAAACTTGTCAGTGATGACTTATTAACAATAAAAGGTACGTCACCAAACCAAAGTGGTTTGTTATTTTTTAATTTAACAGGTACACAAACATTTACAGGTGATGGAACTACAGTAAATTCTTATACATTAAGTTCAGCAAATGTTTCTTTACCATCTGGGCACCCAAAAGCAGGTGGTGGTTTAACATCATCTGATATTGTAGTAACAAAATATACAAATGGTAATCCAACAACGTTGGCACATGATGAATACAATTTAGTACAACCAGGTGGTAACTATCAAATTAACTTTGTAACGGCACCTGAAGCAGGTTCTAAAATTTGTGTAGTTAAGTGGACAGAGGCACAGGCACGTGAACACACTAGAAAAAGAGCAAGTTGGGAATTAAGTAATACATCGGTAGCAAGTTATAACAAATGGCAAGAATATGATTTAGCAAATAACCAAGTATGGATTGATGTTACAACAGGAACAGGTATGGTACAGTTTGTAACCAATGCTGAAAAAACTGCATTAGAAACTGCTAACGCCAACGACTGTATTAACACAATCAACGTTCCAACAACATATAGTTTCTTAGGAGAAAATTCAGCAATACACTCTCCAGTAAGAACAATTGGTATTGATTCAGATTTAAAAATTGATTTAGATACGCCACAACAAGCATTCAACGTAACAAGATTTATTAATAAGACACGTGGCCAAGTAGCTCGTGTAGCCAATAATATACAAATCTTTACTGAAGCAAGTTATCCACAATATCAAACAAATCAATATGTTTCATTTATGAGAACTGAAACATTGGCGGCAAACAGTAGTGGAACTGTTTTAAGTTATGCAACAACAGAGGCAAATATATACAAAATTGATTACAGTTTAAAATATAATAATGAATTTAGAGCAGGAACAATTTTAATTGCCACAGATGGTTCTGCGGCAACAATCAGCGATAATCACGTTGAAACCGGCGACACTTCAGCTGTGTCCTTTGCGGCGGCTATAAGTAGTGGGAGTTTACAATGGAACTGGGCAAACAGTCACGGGTCAAACTCAGCTAACTTATCATATAAAATAGAACGTTGGCTACAGCAGTAACCAGCAGTTGTATTTTTTTAACAGGTTTTCCTGTTAAAAAGTGATTTAACTATTGCTTTTATCATACAAATGATTGTATAATTATTTGTACGAAAGAATTAACACAACGGGCAAAGAAAAAGAATGAACGCACAAAACAATAAAAAAGAAATCTATATAGTAAAACGCAATGGTCAGAAAGAACCATTAGATATTAACAAAGTCCACAAAATGACAGAAGCCGCTTGTAATGGTCTTACAGGGGTATCTAGTTCATTAGTTGAAATGAATTCTGGATTACAATTTTCAGACGGAATGACAACATCACAAATTCAAGAAATATTAATTAGATCAGCAAATGATTTGATTACACTTGAAGCCCCAAATTATCAATATGTTGCGGCACGCCTTTTGTTGTTTACAATTAGAAAAGAAGTATTTGGAAAGCACATTGATGGTAACTATCAAGTACCACTACAATTTTTGGTTGGTAGAAATGTTGAAAAAGGTTTATACGATCCAAACATTATGAAATGGTATAATGATGAAGAATTCAAAAGATTAGATTCGTACATTAAACACGAAAGAGATTACAACTTTACATACGCAGGATTAAGACAAGTTTCTGACAAATATCTTGTGCAAGATAGAAGTTCAGGAAATGTATTTGAAACACCTCAATATATGTATATGTTGATTGCGGCAACATTGTTTTGTAACTATCCAAAAGAAACAAGATTATCATATGTAAAAAGATATTATGATGCAATATCTACTTTTAAAATTAATATTCCTACACCAGTAATGGCAGGTGTACGTACGCCACTAAGACAGTATGCTTCATGTGTACTTGTTGATGTTGATGATACACTTAATTCTATTTTTAGTAGTGATATGGCAATTGGTAGATACATTGCACAAAGAGCCGGCATTGGTATTAATGCAGGTAGAATACGTGGAATTAATTCACGTATTAGAGGTGGAGAAGTAGCACACACTGGTGTTGTCCCATTTCTTAAAAAGTTTGAAGCAACTGTAAGATGCTGTACACAAAATGGAGTACGTGGTGGTAGTGCTACTGTGCATTTCCCTATTTGGCATCAAGAAATTGAAGATATACTTGTACTTAAAAACAATAAAGGTACAGAAGACAATAGAGTACGTAAACTTGATTATTCAATACAGATGTCAAAAATATTTTATGAAAGATTTATTAAAGGTGGAGACATTACTTTATTTTCACCACACCAAGTTCCAGGATTATATGAAGCATTTGGTACAAAGAAATTTGATGCATTATATAAAAAATATGAACAAGATGATTCTATACCAAAGAAAACTGTACAAGCAAGAACACTTATTGGTGATGTGTTAAAAGAACGTGCAGAAACAGGGCGTATCTATATTATGAATATAGATCATGCAAATGAGCATAGTTCATTTGTTGATAAAGTTAATATGTCTAACTTATGTCAAGAAATTACGTTACCAACAGATCCATTACAACACATTGATGGTCGTGGTGAAATTGCACTTTGTATTTTATCAGCAATTAATGTTGGGGTAATAAAAGATTTAACAGAGCTAACTCATTTATGTGACTTGGCAGTAAGAGCATTAGATGAAATTATTGAACACCAAGGTTATCCAGTTAAAGCCGCAGAAGTTTCTACAAAAGCAAGAAGAAGTTTAGGTATTGGGTACATTGGTTTAGCACATTACTTGGCTAAAAATAAAGCCAAATTTGAAGACAAACAATCATGGAAACTTGTAAATGAATTAACAGAAGCATTTCAATATTCATTAATTAAAGCAAGTGTTGAATTAGCCAAAGAAAAAGGTGCTTGTGATTACTTTAAGAAAACAAAATACTCAAAAGGTATTTTACCAATTGATACTTATAAAAAAGATGTAGATGAAATTGTTGGAACAAAACTAAAATTAAACTGGGAAAAATTACGTAAAGAAGTTGTTGAACATGGTATGAGACATTCTACATTGTCAGCACAAATGCCTAGTGAATCTTCAAGTGTTGTAGGCAACGCAACAAATGGAATTGAACCACCAAGAGATTATTTGTCAGTTAAAAAGTCTAAAAAAGGACCATTAAAGCAGATAGTTCCACAGTATAAAACATTAAAAGATTACTACACTTTACTATGGGATATGCCAAGTAACGAAGGATATATTAATATTGTTGCTGTGATGCAGAAATATTTTGACCAAGCAATTAGTGGTAATTGGAGTTATAATCCAACTCACTTTGATAACAATGAAGTACCTATGAGTGTGTTAACTAAAGACTTTTTAACAACTTACAAGATGGGTTGGAAAACATCATATTATCAAAACACATATGATTTTAAAGGCGAAGAGCCTAACATTACTGATAATGAAAATATATTAACAGTAGATGAAGCATTAAAGCAACAACCAATGGACAGAAAAGAGTTCCAAGGTACAGATGAAGAGTACGAAGAATATTGTGATTCATGTACAATTTAGATAATTTAGGATAAGTATTGACAACACAACGAAAGAGTGTATAATAGGATTATGAAAACAGTATTTAATAGAGACGACATAGACTTTACAAAAGAACCAATGTTTTTTGGTAAAGATCAAAATGTGCAAAGATATGACGTATTTAAGTATCCACAGTTTGATAAGTTAAATCAAACTATGTTGGGTTATTTTTGGAGGCCTGAAGAAGTGAGTTTGCAAAAAGACAGAGCAGACTTTCAAACATTTAGGCCAGAGCAAAAACATATTTTTACTTCAAATTTGAAATACCAAACACTACTTGATTCAGTTCAAGGACGTGGCCCAAGTTTGATGTTTTTACCTTATGTATCAAATCCAGAGTTAGAAGGGTGTATTGTTACTTGGGA